CGCCGGTTGCGTCAGTCTGCCAAGTTGGAAGTCCACCAGATAACTTGAGAACTTTATCGTCAGCACCAATGCTTAATTTAGCCAATGAATCAGTGGCGTCTGAATAGAGGATATCGCCTGCGGTATAACTGCCAATTCCAGTTCCCCCTTGAAAAGGTTGCAAAAGCGTTGCTGCATAGGTTATACCGGAAATAAAAAGCAGGAAAGCAGATATTGTAATAAATATTTTTAAAAGTTTTCTCATAATGGTTTTAAGCGATAATTTACATAGAAGCTATCAACTTCGGCAGAAGCATATGCTCTCACCATTGTTAAAGTATCGCCAGATAAAGAATAATCAGTAGTAAGTTTTAATTTCTGTCCATTAACCCAGACCTCCAGAGAACTATCGGGGTTTGGATTGCCAGCTAAAGTAAAGGTTGTATTTGAACCATTAATACTTCCTGTCGGTGTTTCGTTCTCAACGAAATATGTTCCATCTTCTAACGCCGAAACAATTTTTGATTTTGCTTTTCTGGCCATAATTAAATATTGAGTGGATAAACTTTAATTGGAATTTGACTCTTGTCGTAATGTTTTTGAAGAGTTTTGGCTTTAATTTCTAAATTCCTCATTGACTCATCAATAGCCGCTTTCTTAGTGTCTAAAACATAAGAAAGTTTTATTTTTTCATTTAAGGACTTTTCTACCTTATTTCTTTTCCGTTCTGCATTTTTCTTTTCTTCTTTCAGGATCTCTATATCCTTTTGCAATCCGGCAATCATTTTCTTTTTAGAAATCAAATCTATTTTTACAGGTTCTAATTCTTCTTTAGCAAGTTTCAGTTTTTTAATTTCTTCCTTTATTCTGCGCAAGTTTCCAACTCTATCTTTAATAATATTATCAAAATTCTTGGCAGCATTTCTTTTTTCATTCAGAGCGATAGAACCAACCTTATTCGCTTCTTTGATTCCTTCCCCCTCAATTTCTTTTTCCTTTTGTATTGCTGCCAAAACAGAAATTTCTTTTTGCTTTTCTTTTTTCTCTTTATCTAAATCAGCAAGCATTCGAATTGCGTCGCTTTCAATATCCTTTTTATTTTGGCTACATTCAATTTTCAGATCCGCTATTTCTTTTTTGGTGTTATTAACATTGCTCCTAATTGTTTCTAATTCCTTGTCTTTCGTTTCAAGCTCTTTTTCCTTTTGTTCAAAAGACTTGTCATTAGTTGCAACTTTTGCTTCTAAAGTTTTCAGTTTCTTTTCAGCGGCAACGATTGCTTTCTCAACGCCTTTTAATGTTTTCTCAAGAGTTTTCCTCTGCTCCATCACAACACTTAATCTATTCTCTTCAATCAAAAGAGCCTCTGACATTTCCTTGTTCTTTTTAGGAATTTTGTCTTTTTTAATAGGTATTCGGGCCATAATTTTAATTTCTAAAACCTTTAACCTTGATAGTAATAGTGCCTGCTTTAAAAAGGAAGGTCTTAAACGAAATGAATGAAAGACCATCTACATTTATTACAAGCTGTCTGTGATCTTCTGCGGCAATCGCTGTTCCTGTATCTCCATCATAGGTTGAAGCATCTTCATGATCTACTGATTGGATAAAATCATATCTGTTGGAAGCTGACTGTGGATTCAGAAAAGATGGTAAAGCGTCCATGATAGATCCAACGCATTTAAGAGTAACATCAGGAGAAGTCATTGCGTCTATTGAAACCCCGATATGTCTGTAATCGCTCACATCAAGAACATCACCAATTACTTCTTCATACCAAGTGTGCGTACCGGTTCCGTCATCTGAAAGAGCAACAGCGCTTCCCCCGGGTGTAAGAGACAACTGAAAAGTGTCAGTAGTCTTATTAATGACATAGTAATAAGTCGAAGCGGAAAGACCGGACGGAAGAGTTGTTCCCGAAGCAACAGTAACACAATCGCCATCTGATAGCCCGTGGGCAGTATCGTTTATCAGATTAGAAGCGTGAGTGGTTGTAAATACGCCGGTGTTTGCAGCCTGAGCATTCATTATATTTAGTTCAGACGACGCACGCGGCGCTAATGGATTTGCCATAATGTTGTTTTAATTTGGTTAATAAAATAATTTGCGACCTTATCTCAACCCAAAAAATGGGCTGAGTAAATCCGCAAAGATTAAGAACACGCAGTTCCGGCTACACCGTTTTGTCCACCACCACCGCTATCATTTCCTAATTGAGAATTGCAAATCCAAAAAGCGATTCCAATAGTGCCATAAACATTAGCTTCGGCAGCGTCAGCCGCTACCAATGTGGCTCCGTAACAATCCTTGCATACTCCTGTAGAAGCCGCTACCAAAATAAACGGCACCGCTATTGAATTGGATAGCTCACAATCTTTAACAGTTAAGTTTTGAACCTTAGTTGTTTTATTGTGAACAATCGCAGTTTCGAAAAATCCTCTAAACTTACATCCTTGGATAAGAATATTCTCACTATCAACACAATAAATTGCTCCGGTATTTGCCGCAGCGTCAGTTCCTTCAGGATCTGTCGGTTGCAAGAAATCACAATCTATGATCTTGAAATCATCTTTGGTTGTAGCAAGATTAATGAAATTCAATGCTTCTTTTGTGCTTGAAGTTTTGAAAGTGCAGTTTTTGACTGTAAATCCTCCTTCATTCACATCGAGAAACATCCCTAAATCATTGATGTCGCTCACAAAGATAAAATTCTCTAAAGAACAATTTGCCGCACTTACCAACACATCAGCCGTAGCTGCTGTGTCAAAAGTAAGTGTAGGCCTTTCATTGCCTTGTCCCATTCCAACAACTTTCACTCCTGCTATATCCAAATCAATTCCGGCAGCCGCGCTAATAGTTTGAGTGTATTCTTGATCAACAATAACTAAATCTCCCCTATTAGCCACGCAAGCTGCCAATGCTAATTCAACCGTGGTATAAACTGCGGCGACTCCATCTTCATAAGCAGGATGTTCTTTTACAAAATTAGTGTAATCTGCCGCTCCTGTTTCCATTACCCAAAATACTCTACCAAGATTCTGGTGCTGAAGTCGGGTAATAAATACCGGATCCTTCATTATTTCCCGAACTGCCAAAGATATATCATCACTAAATTTACTCATTTTACTTAAATAGAATTGTAGAAGAGTGTCGCTTCTCTAATTCTATTTTGTTAAATTACGACCCTTTTTAAACTAAACTAATTATCCCTGTGCCACAATAACCATTTGCTCGTCTTGAACATTTACATCAGTATCAAGGCCGATGGTAATTGTTTTCCCGGACACTGTAATACCAAGAGTGGTGATAACAGTCCTAACTCCAGTTGAAGCAGTTGTCTTGACCGCATAACCAGCAGTCATGCCTTCATACCATTCCATAGTATCTCCAGTATCAACATTTACCGCCTTCACATAACGAGCAGTAAATCCAACAGTCACTTCAAATTCTGCAGCTGCAACACTATCCCAAAGATGTCTAATGACTGTTAAATTCCTAATAGGATCTTGTGTTTGTGTTTCTGTTTCTGCCATAATTCTAAAACTTACTTATTAACTAACCGACCTTATTTTTCTAACTCAGAAGGAGCAGCTCCCTCAATCTTCATTGGAGCTTGACTTTCCATTCTCTTAAACTCCTCCGCTGCTATCCGAGTCTGTTTTTGAGATTCCATTATGATCCCGGCTACTTGCTCAGGAACATCTACATAAACTCCTTTCCAAATGTTCAAGCGGTATCCATTGAGGATAACACTTTCTGTAGTTCCCATTTTCTCTTTTCCTTCTAAAGGAATAAGAATTTTAACTCTTGGCTGTCCAGCAAGCTTTGCTTTCATTTTTTCCGCTTTGCTTCCTACTGGCACATGTTCCTCTTTTATGCCAACTACTTTTTCTGTTTCTGGTTCTTTATCTTCAGCTTCTTCTATTTCTTCTTTCTCTTCTTTCTCTGGCTTTTCCTCTTCTTTTGTCTTCTTCGGTTTATCATTCTGATCGCCTTTAAGCGATTTAATGAGTTCTTCCCGTGTCATTTCTTCATAACCTTCAATTTTTTCTTTCTCTGCCAATTCCCGCAATTTAGCGGTCTTTGTTGTATTGTAATTCATAAATACGTTTTTCTTTTCTCAATTTCGACCTTCTTTAAGGAGCTGGAGGAGAGATCCCCCAGCCCCCTAAAACTAAGTTACTGCGTGTTCTAATCTCAAAAGCCAAGCCTGATTCAAAATTTTAGCAACAAAGGTTGCCTTCCAACCTGAAGTCTGTCTTTGATTCAATGGATCTGCGCTTCCAGCCGAACCAAGAGGTTTTATAATATTCTTGATTGCCTCTCCTGAAATTCTGGTAATTCCGTATGCATCAGCTCCGATGATAAGAGTTCCATAAACGTCAATACTTCCTGCTCCTGCACTTGCGAATTTTTTCGCATTGGTTGTTTCAATGAAACGAACCTCGTCTAAGGTTCCAACTTCTCCCTCCATTGCTGCCTTTTGTCCATATTCCTCTACTCGAACAAATCCAGCAATATTCTTCAAGTCATAAGTAGTTCTTGGATGGACAATGCCTATGAAACAAGGAGGTAATGGGCTAGTATTAAATCCTGTGCTTGGATTAACTTGAGAAGTGATTTTCCTTGCAATGTTTTCTTTTAATGTCCTTACGGCTTCCTGAACTTCTGCTTTGGTAATTTTCATTGCGGAAGAAACTTCATTTCGAGCTGTTGCAGTAGAAGCATACTGAATAGTTGTTCCAGCTGCTAAGATATTTCTTGTCAACTGGTCAATCGTATCGGCGTATTGAGTTCCTAAAAGCTCTGCTGTCTCAGCTAAAACAGGATCAAGCGTAGTGAAAACCAACTTGTCAGTTAAGGTTACATAATCCAAATTTTGTTATCGTAGACTTTTACTGCCTACTTCTTACAGTCACCTGTAAGGTCAGACTATCGCTTCACCCTCTCGGGTGTCTTCTTGTTTAGTCGTTGCAGCTGCTCCAACAACGTTGAGCTTTTTTACTTTCCAGTAAAACTCCTCACGCAGTTGTAGTTCTTTTATAGGAAGATATTCGTTTCTGCGAAATCCAATATGGTTTTGTTTCTCGCAGAATTTTATTACCAATTTTGCCTGTTCTTTTTTAACTATTAAATATGGCAACAATTGTTTAATAATATTAGGGACTACTTTATTTCCGGAAGTTCCCCAACGATATATTTTTTTCCTATTAGGAACGCATTCTTCTCTTATTTTAGAACCAAATTTTTTAACAATAATTTCTATCACTTTTTTATCTACCATTCCTATGCTTATAGCAGCATAGTATTTCGGATTATGGTTTGGATATTTTATAGGTGGAGAAGATTTACCTATTCTAATTGTTCCTTCTCCATCTATAATACCTGCTAAATAAGATAAAAGAATCGCTTGCTTCTGATTGTCTTGACTTTTATTCATAATATAATTGTAACTTATTACATTATGATTGTATCACCGCTGGGCAATACTGTCAAGAGTTCCCAGTTATCACTTTTAAAGAGCAAACCTTAATTGTGAAATTAAAGAAGATTTTAATACGGCAATTATTTTCTTACCGTATTGATCAATTGTTGCAGTTATATCGGTAACCGCCAACTGGCTTCCTGATGGAGTAACACCTTCGCTTAACGGAGTAGTAGCCGCCGTCAAGAGAGTATATTTTCTAAACTTGATAATATCAGTATTACCTCGAGGAATATCTCTAACCTGCGCCCATTTAGTGTGAACAAACAACGCTATTGCTTTCCTTAGAAGTTTCCTGTCGTAGTAATTATTTACTGCGTGAGAAACTTCTGTGGTTGTAGTGTTTGCCATAAAATATTAAACTCAATTTAAAACGACCTTAGTTCTGGCCTGTCCGAAATTTCTCATCAAACTTATCAAAGTCTTTATCGCTCATATTCTTAAAGTCGGGTAATTCTCCTTCTTCCATTTTTCTTCGAGTATGCCCACCGGCTTTATTTTTCTTTGCCTTATCGTCAGCCTCTTGCCTTTTTCTATCGAGTATCATTTTCTTGCCGGCCATCGCAAGATAAATGAATTCCACAGGAGTATTCTGATAAGCCTTCATATATTTGCGAATCATTTTTTCCTTTTCCCTCGCTTCGGGATACTTCGCAAATACGTCAGTTAACTCCTGCTCATCTCTTATGTCAACAGCTATTTTCTTGAGAGGTGCATTCGCCTTCTCAATTCCTTTTTCAATAGCTTTTTTCCCTTCGGGAGTGAGATTTTCATCGCCTAAATAATCATCATCGCCTATATTCTTCTCTAACTTATCTATCTTTTTGTTCTTGCGCTCGATGATATAATCTTTGGCGCTTTTACGAATCTTTGGTTCCTCTTCATCTTCTTTGACCTCTTTCTTCTCTTCCTTTTTCTTTTCCTCCTTAAAAGGAACAAATTCTCCGTCTTCTCCCAGTAGTGCCTCTCCTTTGTTATCAGGATCTTCCTGATATTTGGCACCATCTATCTCGACAAAAGTGTCGGTTTTTTCGTCTGCCATATTTTCTTACGCACCACTTACAGAACGGCGAATTCTATAATGGTGGAATTTATATCTCGGCTTTACGCCGGAATTTTTAATAATAAAAAAGCGGGCTAAAGATAAAAACAAATAATATTTTGTTCTTAGCTCTAACCCGCTAATGTTGACAAATAGTAGGGTTGTTATTTAATTTTTATGTTCCCGTCAAATATCTTTTCCGGTTCTTTTACTATAACTTTTTGGGGATTGCCTGCATGGACAACTAACACCAATTTTCCAAACCTAAACTCATTTCTCATAAAAAGCAGCAACTGTATTTCTTTCTTTGAACATTCAAAAGATATTTTATCGTCCATCTACTTTTGGTACGGATCCCATTCTTTCGGAAAGACCTTCGCTCCTTCTTTTAAATCTTTGATCAAATCACAGGGCAAATCCCTTAACAATATTCTATCTTTTCTTCTCTTTTTCAATTCTTCCGTAGTTTCACCTTCTTCCATTTTAATTTCGCCAAATAATTTACCCTCTGTATCTTTAATATTCGCTTCCAATACTTTCTTTACGATTTTCCACCCGGTTATTTCTTTCAACTCTTGAAGAGCGAGAATCATTGCTTCCTTTTTTTTATCTTCGTTTTCAAATTTTATCATAAAGATTATTTACCTGTCAAGTTATTTCGCCGGGACAGGTTCTTTAATGTTTTGCGGTCTTGGCGCGCCTCCTGTTTTTCCCGCTCCCTCTTTCCCTTTCGCCTGTTGAGAAACAGGAGAGAAACTTTCCATCCTTGCTTGCTCTTCAGGAAATTCTTCGGGATGTTCTTTTTTATATAACATCATTTCCTTATGGGCTTCTATGTGTGAAAGTTTGGCAGGAGTCTCTGTCGCTTTATTGTGAATTTCAATATGCACAACATCATCATCTATCGGATTAACTTCGGGAAGGTCATTTTTATTAACTCTAACATTTTCATCCTCGGCCCTCATCTCGTCAATCGTCGCAGGAAACATTACCGCCATTTGCACTTTAGATAATCCGCTCATCTTTCCAAGACTGCGAAGAATAAACCGGCGATTAGTTAACGGATCCTGAATAGCAATTTGAGTAAAAGCGGCAAACTCTTCAAATTTCTTTTTTCTTTCTTCTTCGGCAATGGAAGCACTCTCCACATATACATCGGGATCAATCTTTGCAACGATATTCTCTTTTGTCAATTCTCTCCACGAAGCAGAAACCGGTCCCTGAATTCTAATTATCTTTTTATCTATTTCTTCCTTAAAATTTTGTTTGTATAAATAATACCATTGTCTCCAAAATCTTTTTTCGCTCCAACCAAAGATCCTTGCCGCTAAAGAATGCCTAACATTTTTCCCGGCAACAATCAATTCAGTCTCTCCCAAAGTTCTATCCTGCCTTGGCTGAACACCTTGGCTCACTTCCGGCGCAGCGACCGATTTTTGGCCAGAAGTGTCCAATAGATTTAAGATTAAATTTACTTGCTGATGGAACAATGATTTCTGAATTGGTTGAACAGCATTGTTAGTATCACCTTGAATCGGAATAAATTTGTTAAAGGCAAAATCTAAATCTTTTGGATTTTTAATTTTCCTTTGGTCAAAAAGATACATCGGGTATAAATCAGCTTTCGCCGATTCCATACCCAAATTTATCATTACTGAACGCGCTCGTTGTTTATCTTCGATTAAATCCGGAATGCTTACTCCGTCCCAATCGTGAGATATTGGAAATAATACCCGATCAATAATCGGCCATTTTTCATCTTCTATTTCTTGAAAACGAATAAGAAGATTACGGTCATTTCCTAAAGTCATTAAATATTTTTTCCCTTTGTAATGAGTAAACCACTCTAATAATTGATATTCGTAATTCTCGCCTAATGCTTCTTCTTGATCTTTAGATTGCTGTCTTCCTTGAGCTTCCTTTCTTGACTTGCTCGCTTCGTCTTTAAGACTCTTAATATCTTTTGCTTTTTTCAACAAACCAATATTAAAATAAGATCCGTTCTCTTTTAATTCATTTTTAGACAATCCAATTTCTCTACCAAAAAACCGAGCCGCTCCGTATCCTTTTTGGTTTCCATTTACGGAGGTAGCTCGGGGATCTCTAATAAATACCATTGGGTCTATGTTCTCTACAACAGGAACTTTTTTCTTTCTTTCGAACTCGTTAAAAAATAATAATCCTCTTCCAAAGAAACAAGCGTCCCAATCCCAGTCATAGTCAATTATATCTTTCTCCATCAAACGATGATCGAATTTCGCCATGTCAGTTAAGTTATCAGCCACATCTTCATCTCCTTCTTCAACTCCTTCAAAAGCGACTCCCAACCGGTCGTCGTAAAGCTCGGCGAATATTGTTTGGAACACAGTAAACAAGAGAGGGTCTCCAACTTTGTCTTTATCTCTTTTTTGATTATTGTAAAGTTTAAGGCGTATTAATGACTCTGTCCTTTTGGCTTGAGTATCCTGCCAACATAAGTTGTATTCATTTTTTACTTGATCAAGAATCTTTTTTTCTTCCGCTAAAGTCAACGGAGAATTACCTCTTTTTTTCTCTTCTTCTATTTCCTCTTCACTTTCTACATTATTTGTAATTTCTTTTACCATTTATTTTTTTGTAATTTTTTTATATTTGTGAACTTCACCGGCATAACTCTTTCCATCCTTAAAACAAACATTCATCCATTGAGTCTTATTAACTCTTTTTCTTCTGACTTTACCGCCACTTTCAACGCACCTTTCAAAATCAGCTGGCATAAATTTATTTATTTTAATAACTTATCAATAGTAATCTCCGCGCTCTTGATAGAAACTTTTATAATATCCTCCAATTGTTTTTCCGTGTATTTCTCTTTAAAAAATCTTCTATTCCAACTTGGTTTAATATCTAAATAATGAGAAAACAAATTACCCTTATAAATTATAAGGTACTCAAAAAGTTTGTCAATACGACGAATGTAAACAGGCAATCCTTTGTAATCTATTTTTTTTAAAACTTTGATTTTCATAAAATTATTTAAGAGTCGAAAGGATCGAAACTCTTATTTGTTTTAATTGTTGGTATTTGATGACCCTCTGCTTGCATTGGAATAAACTCTAATTCCTGAACCAATATCCTTCCCAAATTCTCTATCATATGATCATCTTTGTCAACCGGCTTTTCCATTGGTGATTTTCTCTCGCCAGCCGTTCCACGCCACTCATCCCAAATCAAATGTTCTATCTCCCATATCGTTCTAACGCAAGTAGAAAAAATATACAGTTCCGGCGCCATCAATATTTCTTCTCCCACCATTTCATAATCTAAAGCGTCTCTAATTCGCCGGTCGGATCTTCTCCTGTCTTTCGTGGCTTTCATGTAATCCAAATCGTAGTCATTTCTCAACTCCGCCGCCAACGTTGTTTGCGCCGGATTGTCTTGATGTTTATCTTCCACAAAAGCTGAGGGATCAATTAATCTTAACTCAACTCTAAAACGATCTGCCTTGTTTTGAATTTCTTTGGCTAATTGCGGGGTTCTAAAAGTTCCATATAATTCATCAGCGATAATCTTTGTTCCCTTTCTATCACTCGCAACCCACATCACAGCGTCAGGATTGCGCGGGTGGGGATCAAGAGCTTCAATCGTAATAAAATCTCTCTTAGTTATATTGAAAGGTTTAATAACATGAACTTTTCTATTAAAGTTTTTAAAAACTAAACCGACAAGATGATGAAACTTGCCGTGCATTCTCGCTTGTTTATCATCTTCATCGTATTCGGCAATCATTCGTTCAATGTCTCTATGTTTTAAAATTCCTCTAACTCCATGCTCAATGCAATTATCTTCTATGTCTGCAAATACTACTCCGACTTTTCTTTTGTAGTTTGTTGATTTCATAAACTATAACTCAATATCATTTTCAACTTCATTTCCCCAGACATCCCAACCTTCTGTTTTTTCTCTGGCAAATAGTTCTATCCGGGGTAAATCACCAATAAGTTCTACAATTTTATCTCTAATCTTCTTTGGCTTTTGACTATGCTCTTGCAAATGAGAAATTGTTAAGTTTGCTACACTATTGTTTATCCTTTTTGGTTTTCCTTTTGTTGCCAATAAACATATTTCAGGGTTTCCTCTCGTCCAGTAACCTAAACCGAAATGCCAACCATCAGATTTCTTATTTTGTTTAACCCAAGTAAAAGCTACAGTTTTATAAATAAATCCCCAAGACTTAATCGTTTCTAACGCTTCTTGAAGTTTTGGATATGTAGCCCATAAGAATAGAATGCAATCTTTAGCAACTATTTCATTAACCGGTAATTTACAAATGTCCTCATTATTCATCACATCATAAGGACTTCTACCATTTTTTCTTGCCCATTTTTTTCCTCTCTTTGCTAATTCACTTATCGACCAATTTTTAAATCTCCACGGAGGGTCAGCCAGTATAATCTGATATTTTTTCATAACTCTTTTACATTCACTCTCGCAGGAGAAGCGACAAAAGAGTCATACATCCACGCGCTTCCCATTAAAGGAGTGGCAGTAATAAATATAATTCCCCCTTTTCTCATCCGGGCCACGGTAGCTTTATAAATTGCAAGCGGTGGCGGTTCATCAAACCAAGCAAATCCTAATGTCGCGCTTTCAAATTCTGACACGTCTTGCTCGTAAGTCATCACGTCAAATTTAAAGTTAGTATCCGTAAACCAATTATATTCGTAATTCTTACCGGACTTTGAAGTTCTATATCTATTTGGCGGAAGCCATTTTTTAATCTCCGGAATTAAAGTTTGAGTAATTGTTGTCGGATCGGAAACAATCCTTCCTCTTCTTGGATATGGCCATTTGTTAAAAAGCGGCAATTCAAAATACTTATTTCCTGATTGCCCAAATAATATATGCGCTAATATATTACAACCGGCCGCGGTTTTCCCTGCTCCATTTGCGGCAGAGAATAAAGACACAAAAACCTTATCACTCCCAACCATCTTAATAAACTCTTCTACTTTTCCATTTGGGATGAAGTATTTATGAGGATTCTGTTTATGCCGGATAACCAAACTTTTAATTAGACTTTCGGTTGGTATCTTGCTTATTCCTTTTATTGATTTCGTTTTCGATTTCATCATCATCAAAGTTTTCAAGATCGTCCATAAACTTCATTTTTTGGGGAGTGTATTTGCCTTTTAATTTATAGGCCATATCTATTGCGTCTTTCCTGCTATGATTGTCAGGCGTCCAAAAATATGCTCTTTTCCATTGTTGCGCAATTCTGACCTTCATCAACTTACATCCGGGAATACTTTCAATCAATTTCTTAATCACTTCATCTTTTTCACTCTTAGGAAAAACATAATGATCAATCTGCGATGCCCTTAGTAATTCACCGTGAGCTTTTGAAATGTCGTCATCGCTAATATATTTCTTCATCAATTCTTCCCAACCTCTACTTTCAGTTAATTTCTTTGGACTCTTTGCTGTCTCCTTAGAATATCCAGCATCTCTCATCCCTTTACTCACATTTCCGCCATTTTCAACTATCTTTTTAGCTGCTCTTTTTTGTTTTATTGTCGTCATAAATATCACAAGTTCTTTTAATATGTTCCCAAATTTCGTCTTTTAATTTTTCAATTACCATACTTTTTTAGAATATTTTAAACACCTCCGACACATATATTTAGGAGATCCTTTTGGTCCACTCATTAAATTCCACTGATGAAAACCAAGCCAGCATTTTACAATTCCTTTTTTTCTCCACAAGAATTTAATCTTTGTCCATATACTATTGCTTCCAATCTTTTTAGTTTCTGATTGTTTCCTTAACTTCAGCATACCACTATTTTTTAAAAACAGAAAATGGCGGCGTCTTGATCTCTCATACAATCCTCTTCTTTCTTGCCGGCGCTGGTTTTTTAACAATTTTTCTGTATCCATATCCATTTTAGAAAATCTTGGAATTTGCGAAAACAATATATTCCATCAAATTTTCTTCTTTGAAATTCTTC